GTCGCATAGGAGGACAATCACCAAATGTTGCATGTGCTATCACCAGAGAGCAAATTGATTTGGCTTTGGAACAGTTTTCGCAAGAGGTGAAGATAGCGCCAACAACAGACACCTTGAAGGTCAATGTGGATTTAGCAGCACAGAGTACTGCATTACCACAATTTCTTGTCACTGGTGTTGTAGATAAAGGTGCAACAGATGCGACACAAACGCAATTGAGACGATCGCCATTATATGAGTGGAGAGGACGAGCAATTACGAGGCCTGCGGTGTTATATGCAACAGTTGATGGGGCTGATTTGAAAACGCAGATGGTGATCACCAAAAACTCGCACAGAGCAACAATAGAATTTGATAAAGTTAGACTCAACAATGCGCTTAAAGAGACGAAACGCAAGATGAATACATATCCCTTGAAAATGGAGGATGTGAATACTAGATGTCTAACAATCGATGAAGTTGTGTTTGGGATTCCTGGAGATCAATACATCAATTCTATGGCGCTCGATAGTTCACCGGGCTATCCCTGGGTACTTGATACAAAGCAAAAAGGGAAGCGTGATTTCATTAATTTTGAAACTCGTTTTCTGCACCAGTCAGTTAGTGATGCATGTCAGCAGAGAGTGAGTAGGGCCTGGATGAATTTGAGAACACCAGCGTTGTTTACAGATCATTTGAAGGATGAGAGAAGACCAAAAGAGAGACAGAAATACATGAAACCGAGACTTTTCAGTGGCGGGCCCATTGATTACACAATCGTGTTTCGGCAATATTTCGGAGCCTACATCGCATACTGTATGAGAAATAGGATTAAAAATTCTATTGCCGTGGGGATAAACCCTCATGGTATAGAGTGGACAGTACTTGCGAGTTATATGTTGGAAAGAGGCAATGATTTATTAGCAGGTGATTTTTCGAACTACGATAGCACATTGAATGGTGAAATGCTTTGGCAGATTTTGGATGTTGTCAATGATTGGTATGATGATGGTAATGATCAAGTGAGATTGATTTTGTGGAGCGAATTGGTGGATGCTTTGCATCTATTTCGCAACACAATTTACCAGATTGGACAGGGGAATCCTTCCGGAAATCCCATGACCACTATTCTCAATTCAGCCTACCAGTATTTCGCCTGGGTTTATGTTGTGCAAGGATGTGGAATGACGGCATGTGATTTCGCGCAGAAGTGCAGATTGGTTACTTATGGAGACGACAACATAATGTCGGTGTTTCAAAGAGAGTTGATAGCTGATGATCTTGTTGAAGGTTTCCGAGAAATAGGGATGGAACTTACAGCTGAGGTTAAAACGGAAAAGTTCGGGTACAAGCAACTCTCAGAAATCATGTTCTTGAAAAGGAAGTTTCGTTATGATGATGAGGTTTGCAGGTACTTGGCACCGTTACCATTGGAGTTACTCGTGGAGATGACTTACTGGTATCATGCTGGGCATCATTGGCTTGAGGTTGCACCTTCTATTCTCGATTCGTTCATACGCGAGCTCGCACATCATGAGAGAGACGTTTTCGATGGTTTGATGAAGGAGCTGTGTAATGCTTTGAGAGAAAGAAGAAAACCCGTTCCACCCTATGAAGAAGTCGGAGTGTATCGAGTGAAGATGTTGGATGATGAGGAGTTCATTTGTTCTCCTCAGTTCATTCTTTAAGTCGACAGCTAGCGGCATTGTTTAAATGGTGGTTAAAACAGTGCATGCGGTCTGTTGCCGCGAAAGCGAGAGCAGGAGTTTTTTAATTCCTAATGGAAAGCGTGTGGCTCTTTAAATATAGGCTGCTTTCCCCACCCGTCATCCTGTGGCTTGATTCAACCATGGCTTAGGACGTAAATACTAAGAATTGCTGAAACAGTTATAAGCGCAGATACTCCCAAGGGAGACGTTGGGCCGATTGGAGCAGGAGAAGTGTTGCATCATGAAAAGCAAATCACAACTTTTCGAGATGAATTTGATGAGAACCAGGTTTCTAAACCCAGAATGTTGTATTCACTCGATCATGTGGCTTCTGATGCAAGAGACCACTCGATTAGTGATATATTGAACAGACCGGTGGTTCTTGACCACTTCCAATGGCAAGTTTCTGATGGTCCCGCGAAGGTCATCTCAGGAGGTGATTTAGCAGAGAAAATGATTTCAAATAGTATGTATGCTGCAAAGTTAGCGAATTTCAAGTTTTTTAAAGCAGATATAGAATTGATGATGCATGTTAACGCCACTCCATTCCAACAGGGCGGCCTTGTTTTGGCTTATAGACCGCCATCTGAGAAAGGACA